TCGCACAGCGCTTTGGTTTTGAATTCTCCGAGGCGCTCCCATCCCAAACCGTTGTTGCTGGTGTTTTGCAACACCACGAGAATGAATGCTCCGATCATGTGTTTTTCTCCTTAAGTTTGGCTTCAACCGCATGAACGATTAGCGGCTTCATTTGGTATCGCGGGTCATTCAAAATTTCTTGCACTTCCTCTATCTTCAGGCCAACCCATTCACGCTGTGCGTCACTCTTTCCAGCTTCATAAATCAACTCAGCAAATTTTTTGTTGTATACCTGATACCACCTAGTGCTTTTGTATCTGCTTGCTGTGGCTCCATCCGCAAATGCAGTTGCCAACGCTTTGAAGTTTTCTACATCCTCTTTGTTCATGTGTTCTTCTCCTCTGATGGGCCATTGAACAGCGCCATGCCAAGTTGCCCAAGCATGACCGCCTTTAACTCTTCACGTTCTTCTTCTGGATATTCCTGAGCAACTTCATCCATGATTTTCATGATGCTGGCGGCTACTTCTTTTGCTGGAATTGGTTTTGCACTCATGTGTTCTTCTCCTTGAGTTTGGCTTCAATCCAATTTATCAATACCGCCTCATTTTCGTTAGGAGTCCACCATTCGGCTGAAAGTTTCTGCATATCGGTAGGTGTCAGCCCAACCCATGTGCGTTGTTTTGGGTGTGTGTAGAGAGGGATTCCAAAAATCATTGCTTTTCGTATTTCCTCAAGAGTAGCTGGCTCACCCTGCTCTGCCTTGGGTTGTGGGTGAAAGTCGCTATGCTCTTTCATGGCCTCGCGGCTGAAAAAGCCGGACGTAAACTCTTGCTCTTGCTTGGATTGTGAATACTGACAAACACAATTCCATTTTCCACATAAGTTACATGGCATTGCTTACTCCTTTATGCCATGGGCAATTTCGATTGCTCTGGCAAAACGAGTTCTAAAGTCATTCACAATTCCGACCAAAGGCATATTTGCCACTGTGTCGGCGATTTCATCAATCTGCTCATCCGTCAGCGGCTTGCGGGGTTGTGGGTAGGTGTAGAGCATTGATTCGTCTTTTAGTTTGTTAAACCACATGACTTGACCACGCCCAAACACATCTTCTAACAGTTGACCAACAGGCTCTTGCTTCTCTGCCTCTGCCTCTGCCTCTGCTTCTGCAATAGTTTGGCGTAGGGATGTGATGGCTTCGTTTATTGTCTTTGCATAAGCCTTCAGAATTGGCGGGTAGTCGTCCAAAGGTCTTGGTGTTTCCAGCGCCTCAAGCGCCTGTTTCATTGCTTCAATCATCACTATCCTTCCAAGGGTGGCTCACGGCATCAGCATATAAAGCCAAACAACCACCAACAATAAAAATGGCAACGATGCCGCCAACAATAATGTCAATCCAGTCCATCATTTGCCTCCACGTTCTTTGCTGAGATACAAAAAGTTGTGTTTGTAGGTGCGGCGCAGTTGAATCAATGCTTTGGTGGCTTGCGCCAACTCTTCATTTGAGAATCTTGCCCAAATCGTAGGTTTGCCGTCTTTGTGTTTTTCTTTGAGGTAAATCATTTTTCGTGCTCAAGTTTGAAAAGCAACATGAAAGCAAAGACACACGCCCATACGGTCAGTGTGATTTTTAAATCCATTGTCCAGTTGGCGGTGTCCCAGCTTGCTGAGATGCTAGCGCCAATCACATACCAAAACGTATAGCTGACTACAAACGGCGTCATGCAATACCCGATGACTGAAAAGTAGCGCTTCATGGTCATTGCCTTTGGCTTGGGATACGGTTCAGGATGGCCTCAGCCGCGTTTTTGAGGGTTGTGCATGTCTCACCCTCATCTTCGGCTGCCGCCAGCTCTTTGACCAAGTCTGAGCACGCTTGGCGCTCGATGAAGATGGCACGCTTGGTTGTCTCAATGGCCACGGTCATGATTTCAGCTTGGGCAATGGCCATGGCTTCGTCAAACTCTTGTTGAGTGAAAAACTTGACATGCCCAGCATTGCCCAAGATTTGTTTTTGCAGGTCGCTCATTTCTTTTTTTTCAGTCATTTTTTTCTTTCAGTTTGTAATCTTTGAATACGACGCCTTTGCTTGCGTCACCCTTCCAGCACTCACTCACCCAGCCACGCTTGCCAGACTTATATGTGCGCCAGTGCCCACGCACTTGGTGCCTGCGCGGGGTTGCGTGCGTGCCACCCTGCGGATCGTTCTTTTGCTTTGGCGGCTCCACCACCACAGTGTGCCAGTCGAATGTCAGGGCTGGTTTGCCTTTTGACTGCCTCTTCTGGTTGATGAATGTGCGCTGGGGTGTTGGCCTGTAGCCCTCGGATTGCAGGGCCAGCTTGGTCACTATAGCAAGCACCATGCGATGCACTGGCTTGATGTCCTCCAAGGTTATCTCTTCGCTTTTGCGGTAAATCTTGAACCTATCACCGTCCAGCATGTATGCAAACGGTGAAAAGTATTTCCCGCCGTGCCACATTGAGCACCCACCAACAGTGACCGATCCATCACCCTGCAAAAGCCACATTGCAAAGTCTTTGCCGCTGGTATCGAGGCCAGCAATGCCTGTGCGCTTTGATGGCAGATGCATCAAAAACTCGGCAGGCACCTTTGTGGCTTGCGTGGCCTCCATCTGACCAACATCAAACCACAATGCAGTCTCTGGTTCGGGCGCAAACTTCACAGCTTTTTGAATGAGCGGTGTCATATTAATTTTTTGAAAAGTAATAGGCAAGGCACACCCACATGATCAAGGCTGCGTAGCCCATCAGGATGTTGCGCCAGCCGTTGTTTTCTTCAGGTGGGTAAAACCACCCTGCACGGTCGATTGAATTGGGGAATGCCTCCAGCAGAGTGCGTGGGAAGCATCGGGTTGTTGGGTTCAGGTCTTCAAGCATTGGCAACCTCCAAGGCTTTTTCCAACGCGGCGATCAACTGCTTGGTTTGGTTGTGAGTCAACGTCAAGTGGGTGCGGCCACCGGGCACGTTCAAGCTGATCCAGACATCATCGTCAAACTGGTCAACAAAGATGAAGTGGCGAAGGTTTTCTCCGTTGATGCGAATTGAGTTTTCCATGTTTTGCTCCTATGGGGCCGAAGCCCCATTGATTAGTTGGACAAAGGTTTTGTTTCAGCAGACAAAATGTCTTTGGTGATCTTGGTGTGTTTGGCGACCAAGTCAGCAGGTGCATTCAGTTCTTTGGCAACTGACGCCCATGACGTAGATTTTTTCTCTGGAGTGTGTTTAATGGTGGTCACGTACATCGTGCCAGCATATGTGCCTGCGCCAAGCAGTTTGATTTGATCTTTGAGAGCTTCAGCTTGCTCGGTCAGTTGGTCAATTTGGTCTTGGATCAAGCCGAGTTGGTCAACGATTTTGAGGGTGGTTTTGATTGCGACTGTCATTTGGATTCTCCGGTTAACCTGCGTCGTTGCAGTGGAGTTAGTATAACTCCAAGTTAAAGGAAAAACCATCCCGCACAAACATTTTTTGTGTGAAAACCCTATGTTTTGTGTTGTATTTTTACACAGACTAAAACTTGTGTTTTCAACGTCCAGAGATGATCAAGTCAACTGCACGCTCGATTGTGATGTTGAGCGCGTCGATCTCTTCCATCTTCTTGAGTTTCCACATCTGGCGTTGGCCATGCCACCCATTGCGGCTGCCTTGGTGGCAGTCCTTGCACAGCGCAACGCAGACATATTGGCTGTGCTGCTTGACGTGGTGTGCATCGCTGGGCGGTGGTGCATCGCACACGGAGCAGGGCAGCTCTTTGACAAGTCCCACCCATGCTTTCTCTTTCTTGTTGAGCGTGTTGTTCAAAGATGACTCCAATATTTTTGGTTCCAGATTCGGTACACCGTGGATTTATTCAATCCAAAAATGTATGCCGCATGTTTTGCTTTGACTTGACCTTGCATTTCTCTAATGCGATTGACTTGCGCCTCAGTCAATTTGTTTTTTGGATTCTTCAATCCCTTTGAACTGTTGCCATGCAACACCTTATCTTGAGCGTTTTCCTGAGCCGTGCCATAGCAAAGATTGTCAACGTGGTTGTTCAGTTTGTTTCCATCCAAATGCCTTATTTGCATGCCATCTGGCCTGTCGCCAAAAAAAGCATTTGCAACAAGTCGATGAACTGGAATTGCTGTTTGTTTCCCATTCACGCTAAAACGAATATCTGGATAACCGCTTGATGTGTTCGTGTGCCACTTCAATAGTTTTCCGATTTGAGCACCTTGGCCGCCCTTGCACCTGCGGACTTGTCCATCGTTTGAAACTTCGTAGTCAGGAAACCGATTGATGGTTTTCCAAATAATCATGTCGCACCTCGTTAATGGTGGAAGCGTTACTGAGTGGGCAATGGCAGGACGGTAACGAATCGTCTTTTCCCCCGCTAAAGGTAGCCATTGCCACAATTCTAAGACAAAGCTCGATCAAGCGCTCTATTGGAGGCTTCAATCGTCCTGAAGACCTCAATTCGAGCCTGTGCCGCCACCAACCCCCACCGAAGCGCTTCCGCCTTCTCTACGGCCTCTCTAAGCCCTTTGAGCAGCTCGATGTACTGGACATCTGCATAGGCTTCGATCTCCGCGGCTGCGGCTGATTTGGCACCATTCTCAATGGCCGTTTTCATGAGCATGGCTTTCTTGCTTTTGCGGTACTCCTCAAGATAGGTCACCTCGGCTTTGGCGTGAGCGTACTTGGCACCCTCTTTGTAGATAAAGTCAACCGACTTGTTGATGTCGTCTTGGTTCATACGTTCTCCACTTGTTGAATTCTTTGTCCAATCCATGCCATACAAGGCACGGCCATTGAGTTGCCCAGGGCTTTGTATCGAGGACCGTCTGGTGTGTCTTTGCCCTTGAGTTTGATGTCGGTGTAGTTGTCGGGAAACCCTTGCAGGCGTTCGCACTCCATAGGTGTCAGCCTGCGTACAGCCATGTTGTGAATGGCCAAGGCATCAGCCTCTACACGTTCATTGCCTGTGCGGCTGTAAGGTGGACCTGATGCACCCATTGATGGGCCAACTTCTGCTGGGGCAAATACAACATTCTCTCCACCATTGTTTCTGCCTTGAGCGAATGCAATGTCTGATACGCATGGGTCTTGCGTGCCATGTACGACCATAGGTTGTGCGACTCCATGCACGCAAGCTGTGGTTAACGTATGTGATGGGTCACCTTCTTCGCCAACACCAAGACCTTGTCGATTCATCTTGTCGCGTTTTTCAGGATCACGGCCTGCGTTGCGTAAGTCCAATGGGATCGCTTGCGCCACTCCGTGACGATCCGTCTTTGTCAAGCATGGTGCAATGTCATTCATTGGTTCAACTGCATTGCCGCCATTCTCTGGTTTGCGACCAATCCAATTGCCAGGTATGCCATAGGTCGGTTGCAACACTGGTGTTTGACCTTCGTTGCAATCACTGTTCATTCCTTTGTGCATACGAGCAGTCAGCGTATTGCCAATTTCGTAGGGTTGAGCAACTAAATGTTCGCTTCCTCCTCCAAGGTCGCCTCCACTTGCTCGGAGTGTCCCAGCTCCTTGGCGATAGCCTCCAATGCTACTTGGAGTGAAGACGGAAGTTTCTTTCCTCGCTTCTCGGCTCGGCGGAGAATCCCCGCGCAGGCTTTCGGACTCAAAAAGAACTTCTGCGGCAGGTCGCCAGTCTCCAAAATATCCGACAACAAACACACGGCGGCGGCGCTGTGCCACTCCGAAGTATTGAGCGTCAAGCACTCGGTAGGCGAACCCATACCCGAGTTCAGCCAGCGCCCCGAGGAAGGAACCAAAGTCCCGTCCACCGTTTGAACTGAGGACACCCGGCACGTTTTCCCATACGAACCACTGGGGTCTAAACCAATCAAGAAGTCCGCAATAGGTGAGCATGAGGTTGCCTCGGGGGTCTTCGAGTCCTTTGCGGAGTCCGGCAACGGAAAATGATTGGCAAGGTGTTCCACCGACCAAAAGGTTAACTGTGTCAAGATTCCACTCCTTGTATTTCGTCATGTCGCCAAAGTTGGGGACGTCTGGATAATGATGAGCCAGCACTTGGCTGGGGAATTTTTCAATCTCTGAAAAACCCACGGCTTCCCATCCCAGCGGCTGCCAGGCAACCGAGGCGGCTTCAATGCCTGAACAGACAGATAGGTACTTCATACGTTCTCCCGACGCAGCCATTCGGCCATTAATAGCGCCTCAGCGCGTCCATTGTCTTTTTTGCGTGCCAGTGGTGCTGTTGGCCACAATTCACGTGCCAGCGCAAGGCTTTTGTCTTTATCGTTGTCCAGCACCATGGCTCTCTTCCAAACTCGTGGTGATACAAAATGCCAAGGCGCTCTGAATCTTTGCGCCAAACCAAGTACTGCACCGTATGACGTCCCAAAAGAAAATGCTTGCCGAACTCCATCTCGCGGCATTGAGTGAACCGCCTCCACAACGATTTCACAATCTTGACCGTCTCTTGCAAGACAAATTTCGGCCCAAATTTCTTCTGTCAATATGCCTTTATCTCCATGCAGCATGTCTCCGCATGAATGGTAGGCTCCTGTATGTGTAATAGCTCCCCATGCGCCACTTTTCCCGGGGTCAAAACCAAATATCAACATACGACCTCATAAGTTTTTGTGTTTCTGTCAAATGTCAAAACTCCAAGCTCCATCAACTTTGCAACGCATTTATTCAAAGAGCCATGCGCCAAAAAATGTTCTTTGTCATTTTTGAAAAGAACAAGATTTTCAATTCGGTTATCTGTTTTTATAAGATTTACATGATGAACAATTTCTGATTTGTCCAAAAATCGGCCAATTGATTTTTCAATGACTAACCTATGTTCAGGAACAAAACCAAATCTGTCTTTGTTTGGATGCGTACTCGCTTTAACCAAAACATGACTATCAGGAGTTGCACGCTTGAATTTTTTTCTTCCGTCTGGTGCGCCAACAAGTTTTTTCTTGCATTCAGAACTGCAAACGGGTTTACCACCAGCTAAAGAATTTGATTTTTCTTGCAGCATTTTTACGTTGCATATACAACAATTTTTTAAAACGTAATATGTGTTTACACACCTATTCACACCTTTTTTGTCTGTCCACATTCTGGGTTTTCTGTAGACGCCCATTGTTTTTTCAATGTAGCCGGGAAAGCTGCTTGACCACAATTCGTCTTTCATCAAACGAGTGCCTTTGAAATTTGCCATGTGTCCTCCAAATTAAAAGTTCATATCATACACTTTTAATTTGACCTTTCAGGTCAAAGTGGTCGCAGCGTTGCAAAACAAACCGCAGTTGTGATGTTGGCTTCTTTTGTTTGTCCAAGATTCGGTGGCACAGCTTGTCTTTGTAGCCAGTGCACTCAAAGCACACACGGCGGTCGTCCATTGGGTCACGGTCACGGTCAAACATGCGGCCTGCCAAGTCTTCTGCTTGCACTTCGGTCAAGCCTTCAGCCATGAACCTTGCTTTGCGGCGTATGACCAGTTGGTCTTCTTGTTCGGTCACGATTGTTTCCTTGCTAGACGTGCAATCAATGCGCTGTCACGCAATTCTTTGCCAAATGCTAAACGCAACAAGTCAAACCATGTAAATTCAACAATGTCACTCTTGAATGGGTGTGGTGTAAATTTCATTCTTGTCCCCTTGCTCGGATTGCTTCTGCAAAATCATTTCCTATTGCTTGCATTTCTTCAGACCGACCGTAGTCTTCACACACCTTTGCACACGCCTCACGCTCACGCTCTGCTACTTGTTTTGCAAAAGTCTCAAGCCATTCAAACATATCTCTATCGCAGTCCCATTCGCGGTCTGCATGTCTAGCCATTTCAATGATTTCATCTTGTGTCATTTGGTCACCTGTACATCATGTGTTTCGCAACGACCCGCCAAGATGTCCTGCACACGCTTTTCAGTCTTGCGGTGGCAGTGCATCATGGTTCGCTCGGGCATCTCTTTAAGGGCTGTCTCGTAGTCTTCCAAAAGCCCACGGACTGTTTTGATGCCCACACCGTCCAATCGAATTGGCACGTTCTTTGTGATTGATCGTTGCCCTGCAATCGCCAGCGCCTTCACAGCGTCTTCAATCAATCCATCGGGGTCTTGCGCCCAGCCCATCTCAATCAATGTCTCCATCATGTTCTCCTGTTGATCCCACGTCGTTGTGGTGGAGAAACTATAACATAAAATTTAAGTTAGTCCGAAACTTTTTTTCGGGCGCAGATGCCCAAGGGTGAAGGGGGAGGTCTTCACACCGTCTCCAGACTCCATGAGAGTCCCAAGATTCCCTTGAGGCAGCGATTCAGTCGATGGTAGTTTGTCTCACCTTGGCCTACCGTCTTGTTCAGTCCCTCGCTGAGAGGCTGTTAGGCTTTGAATGGGGGTGTGCCATTGCCTGTGTTTTCTTCCGCGCCACCCATGCAGGTGCTTGCTGTCGTGCGGAGTACGGGAACAGAAAACAAAAAAGCCGTTAAGACAAACCCCGATTGGAATCCCAACCCAATTAAGGGTTGAAGCCCCTGACGGGGTCGGAGTTTGACTTAACGGCTTTCAACAGGGATTCCAACTCCTGTTTTGCGGATTGTACTACAACAAAAATCCTTTGTCTTGCATGAAGTCAACTGGGTGCTTGCTATATTTTTGATTGTTGCAAGTGGGACACAAGATTTGCAAATTTGAGGCGTCATTGGTGCCGCCAAGGACCAAGGGCATGATGTGGTCTATATGGAACTTGCTTTTTGTGTTGACGCCACAGCAGGCGCATTTATGGCCTTGCAGCGCATGTATTTTTCTGACGTCTGCAGCCGTATGCTTGCCGCCATTCCCCAACTTAAGGGCACGTCTTTTATGCTCCTGAGCCCTTCTTTCAAGTGGATGATCTTTTGCCCATTGTCTTGATTTTTTACTCAACATTTCAGCGTTTTTTTTGCAATATTCATCTCTTTTGATTTTTATTTTTTCTTTGTTTTCTTCTCTATATTCAGCCATGTAGTTTTTAATTTTCTGTTGATTGCTGTCTCGGTATTCTTTTTTCTTTGCAAGCACGGCTTCTTTGTTTTTTGCTTGGTATTCTTTAACTCGTACATTAGCACATGCCCTGCAAACAGAATGCAACCCATAAAGGCCACGCTCTGATTTGCGAAAGAATTCAAACGCCTTTACAGTTTTGCATTTGCTGCATGTTTTTAGGTTCGTTGCATCCATTTTTGATTTAACTCCATCAATTTTTGTGCAACGTATAGCAAACCAAATTTTTTCATGTCGTCATTTGCATCGTGCCCAACAGTGTCACTCATAACATAAGGCAAACCAGTTTGAATAGCTGCTTTTTCCCCTGTTTGACTTACATCATTGTCTGCATAAATTCCAACTTTTCCAGACAATGAATTTAAAACTTGCACCATGTTTGATGCGCTAAAACAACAAATCACTGCCGCTTTTGAACCAGTCATTTTTAATGCGGCTCGAACGCTTAAAGCTGTAGCATACCCTTCAACGGCAATTTTTGCTTGAGCATCTCTTTCGCCCATGTACAGCACAGCGTTCTTGGCTCTCATGCCGGGCAGCATCTTCTTTTCGTACTTCATGTTCGGGGCGTCCCAATAGATCGACTGGTAGCCCTGAATCTTGTTGGTCACCACGTTGCGCATGGGGATCAACAGCTTGTTGTCTAAAACCAACATCTTCTCATCAGGGAAACCCTTGATCTGAAGGTAGGGGTGGGTGTTGGGCTTGGCGTTGCGCAAAGTGATCATGGCGCGTTCGGCTGCCAGCTCATACGACCGATCTTTGTCGGCGTTGGCCGTCTGGCGCTTGAGTGCCCAGTTACGCTTTTCTTGGTCTGTCCAAGGCTTGGCGTGGGGGTCTTCGTACCACATCGCCCGAGCGTCACCGCTCCAGTCCATTACCCAGCCGCGCTGGCCATCCCAAAAGAATGCCCCATTGGTTGAGCGGGGCTTGTCCACCGTGCCAGTGCGACGAATCTTGTCCGAAGCGTAGAACTTGGCGGGATCAATTTCGATGCCATGTGCGCGTGCAAAGTTGATGAAACTCATTTTGCACTCACTGGGTAAAAGGTCACGACATCGTCTTTCCAATGAATAGTGGCTTTGCAGCCCAACTTCTTGGCTGTGCTCTCAATCCAGTGCTTGATCGCAGGCTCGTACATTAATTTTTCAAGCAAAGCCAAACTGATGGTCGCCTCTTTGCCGCTATTCACCTTCTCGGCAATCCATGCTTCATAGTTCATGCTTGTCCCCTTGCTTGAATTGTTTTTTGCACCAAGACTTCCATCTCTCTTTGTCTCATGCGCTTGATGCGCTCAAGTTTTTTTGAGTGCGCTGTTGCATAAATGATCTGTTGCATTTGAAGTCGGATTTTTTCCCAATACGAAACTTGATCGGGAATATTGACCTTGTTGAATTTATATGATTCAGCATCTTCTCGTGCATTGGCTTCTATGACCCTTGTTTGTGCATCACCAATGATTTCCTTGCATGTATCAATGTCCATTGATCTTGGTGTCATACTGATCTCGCTTTCTTCCACGCCATGTTCATCTGCGTGATTTTGTTGTGCACGTTGCGGGTAATCTCAACCGTGGGCGCAGTCGTGAATCGCCATGTCGGGTCTTGCCCTGTGATCTTCTTGTAGAGGTGATACGCACGGCCTTGCTGGTTCTCGGGCTTGCTGTGGTGACGAGCGTATGAGACGCATTGATGCCAAAGGTGTTCAAGGTTGTCGGCCAGTTTCTTTTTGTTCTTGCCTTCACCAATGAAAATCTCTTGCATCTGCCCCGGCAACGCCTCCTTCATGGCAGGCGACACCTTCTCATACCCGCACGCCATGCAGCGTTTGTGAAATGGTTTGTAGCCACACTTGGGGCAACCCTTCAACTCGTAGTCTTCGTCTTTGCGAATCTTCTTGTCGAGCTTCTCGCCATCGTCCAACTTGTCCAAACCGTTGAAAAACACTTCGGTGAAGTCTTCGGCAAAACGCACGATGTTGCCGCTGAAGTCGAGCAAGTAACAGTCAGTCTTACCAGTCTCAGGCGATGAGCGCAGGCCACGCCCCCACATCTGGATCGCCGTGGACAACGACTTGCGCAGAGGACGTGCATCGCACACACAACCGACGTCAGGCACGTCAAACCCTTTAGCCAGAGCCTCCACGCTGATCAGCACCTTGAGGTAGCTGTCAGGCTTGCGATACTCTTTGAGCAGGATTTCACGCTCTTTGGCAGTCGTCTCGGATGTGAACACCGCGGCCATGACGCCGTGATCCATAAACTGCTGGGCGATCTCTTTGCAGTGCTTGATCGTTGCGCCAAACACGATGGTCTTGCGGTTTTCAGCAAACTTCATCCACTCCAAAACAACGTCGCCCACGATGTCCAAGCCACGCTCTTCTGCGGCTTTGTCTGTCCACTCGCCACCGCGTGTCTCAGCGCCTGCCATATCGGGCTTGGTGCAGCTAAAAATCCGCATGGGCACCAACACTCCTGACTCGGTCAGATCGTGCATTGTGGTGGCGTTGATGAGGTTTGAGAATATCTTTCCCAACCCTGCGCTGAATGGCGTGGCAGACAAGCCAATAAACGCCGCACCGCTGGTCATGGCGTACTCAGTCCAGACCTTGAGCTGGGTATGGCATTCATCCACCACGATAACGTCTGCCTTTGGCCAGTAGCCACGTTTGGCCACGGTCTGCGCCGATGCGATCTGCAACAGTTCATCGGGGCGGCGACGCCAGTGGTTGGCTTGGACGATGCCATGCGCCTCAAGGCCGTAGCCAATGGCCGCCTCGGACGTCTGGTTGATCAGCGTGGTGCGATCGCACAAGAAGATCGCACGCTTGCCGCGCTGCATGGCTTCGTTGCAAATGCGCAGGCCAAGGTAAGTCTTACCAGCTCCCGTAGGAGCCATGATCAATTGGTTCTTGTGGCCATCTTTGAAGCCTTGTCGCAAGGCTTGATGGGCGGTCATTTGAAAGGGACGAGGAGCAGGGAAAGTTGATCCGTCATCACCCTCACGCGGGGCTGGGACTGCACTCATTATTTTGCCTTTTTAAGTTTGTCGATTTGATTTTGAAGTTTCTTGCACTCTTTGATGAACTCGTTCTTTTCACGCATGAGCGAGTCGATGCGCACTTGCATCTGCGCCATGAGAAAGTTTTTCTTTTTCAACTCTTCGTGGGCAACCGCCAGTTTGTCGTCAGCCTCCAAGATGACGTTGAGCAACTCAATGTCGGCCTGCATGGCACGCTCGTTGGCCTCCAGCTCCTCGGCGCTTGGCTCGTTGCCATCGTGCAAAGAGGGCTTCGGTTCGTCCAAACCGTGCGAGTCGGTTGAACCGACTGAAACATCCGAATTAGCTACTTTATCAAGCAACTTCTTTTCGTAGTGATGCTTTACTTTCTCTTTTTGCTTGGCTTTTGCCTCGGGATTTCGGATGGAAGCCACAAAAGTATCGGACACTTTGCACAATTTGGCGATGTGCGTGTTGGGCAATTCACGCAGCTCTTCGTCAGCCAAAGCCGCTTCGACGACCTTGCGCTTGGTGGCGTTGTTGCGTTGCAGCCCGTGCTTGTCATTGACGCCCAATGAGGCAATGAAGGCGTCACGCTTGGTGCCAGGCTTGTAGTGCACCTCAATCTCTTTTTCGCCCAACTCGTGCACCGCAAAATAGCGATGAAAGCCATCGTAGAGCCAGTAGTCTGTGCCGTCGAACATGACGTCGATGGGCGGGAAGATGTCGCCACCACGCATGGCTTCTTTGTAGACACCGACCACTTCTTGGTTGATCTGGTCACGGAACTGCGTGTTGCCGTCAATCCGTATGCTGTCTAGTCTCACTTTACGTTTTGTCATTGTTTTCTCCAAAAAAAAGCTGCGACCAAAGAACTCACCTTTCGGTGTTGGCGGAGGTGTGTAGTACACCCAGTTCTTTGGCCGCAGCCCACTACAAAAACGCCGCCAAGCGTTAAATTACTATATCACGCAAAAATGTCTGGACGCAACTCCTTGCGCTTGACCAGACCTTGCGTGGCCTTCTCAATCTTCTTGCATAGGCTTGCAGACGCACGGCGCTTGCCGCGGATCAGCATGGACAGCCAAACGTCAGAGATGCCCAAATACTGAGCCATCTCCACCTTTGCCCCCCGTGGTTCGCCTACAAAATACTCTTCCAGTGTCACATTTTTCTCCAATAAGTTGTTGGCGGTCTTCAGGAGACTCGTTTAATGCTTGGACCTTCAGCTCAAGCACCAACACGGCTGAGGACTGCTGATGTCTCACCTTAGTAAGTGTCCCGCATGAACTTAATCACTTGGGTCGGGCAGTCCACACAATCCTCATGCGTCTTGGTGTTGCATGGATTCTACAACAACACAAAGTTTAAAGAACAACTTTAATTTCGTGTTATAGTAACGGCACGACAATGTTGTCGGTTCACTGGAGCACGAATGTCTCTCAAACCTCATCAGGCGCTGATTTGCGTCTACATCCTCTCAATCCTCGTTGTCCTCATGGACGTCTTTTTCTGGAGAATCTAATGTCTTTTTACGTTGAAAACAAAGGCGGTGACTTTGAAGCCACGCCACCCGGTATGCACCTCGCACGTTGCTACCGCATCGTTGATCTCGGCACGCAAAAATCAGAGTTCAAAGGCCAAGTCAAGTACCTGCGCAAAGTGATGCTCGGTTGGGAGCTGCACGGTGTCAAAGACGACGGCACGCCGCTCTTGATGAAAGACAAGCGACCATTCGCTGCTTTCAAGAACTACACCCTCAGTTGGTCTGACAAAGCCACCTTGCGCATTGATTTGCAGTCTTGGCGTGGAAAACCTTTCACCGCCGAAGAACTGCGCCGCTTTGACCTCAAGACAATCTTGGGTGCATGGTGCATGTTGAACATGGTCGAGAAGGCTGGCGACAACGGCAAGACCTACATCAACGTGGCCAATATCAGCCCCGTGCCTGCCGTGATCAAACAAGCTGGCCTGCCTACCGCGGTCAACGCCAATGAGGTGTTCAATCTGGATGAGCCAGATATGGCCATGTTTGAGAAGTTCAGCGACAACCTCAAGACAAAAATCCAGTCTTCTCCAGAGTGGCAAAAGCTACAAGGGAAAACACCTGCTGCGCCACAGCAACCCCAAGGTTCGCCCTCTTTTGACGAAGACGATGACATCCCGTTTTGACCATGAAATACGCCGTCCTACTCCTGACGGCGGCTTTGGCCGCATGTGGTACGGGTACACCGTACAAACAACAAGACCTCATCATCGACCGACAAGTTCAAGTCATGAGCCGCAATGAGGTCATCAGCGCCGTCCACGACTGCGAAGGCAACGGCCTCCGCGCCAGCATGGTCTACGCCAAACGCCAAGTCAATGGGTTCACCGTTGACGTGGTCATCGACGTGATCTGCGCCCCCAAATACAAATACTTCTGAAAGGATTGACATGTTTATTTCTAAAGCTGAGAAGTTGGCCATTCAAACCGATGCCATCAACCAACAAAAAATGATCACCCACATAAAAGTTGATCTGCAAAAGACAAACCACAAAATTGTTGCATTTAGCAAATCAGAAAAGCAAATTGATGAGCTAATCAAAATTTGCAAAAACCTGAATGAACGCATTGCCAAGTTAGAAGGCGTCAAGATGATTGACAGACGAACTTTGCCCAAGTCAGCGGAGACTCGTGAAAAACACCGTCTGGCCGTGAAAAAGTATTGGGCAGAGAAAAAAGCAAAGGAAGCTAAATGACCACAATCATTGCAAGATCAGCCGAATCGGTTCACTGGTACGGCCAAGACGGCTCACCAGCCTACACCGTCAAAGCAAAGGACGGTTCAGACCGCCCTACAACGCTCAGAGACGCACGAAAACTCAACTTGGTGCCTTCGGTATCAACCATCATGAAAGTGGCCGCAAAGCCCGGTTTGGACGTTTGGAAGAACGAACAACTTCTCTTGGCCGCCCTGACTTTACCTAAGGTCGAAGGCGAGACTGAGCAGGCGTACATCGCCCGTGTGGTGGCCGACTCCAAAGAGACGGGCAAACGTGCGGCCGAGCGTGGCACGTTGATCCACGAGTCCATTGAGCGTCACTACCGTGGCCAGCAGACCGACCATCCAGTCATCGTCAAAGCGTTTGAGGAGGCTGTGTTTGAGCACTTCAAGACCCACCCATTCCAGAAGTGGGAGACAGAGGTGTCATTCAGCCACCCCATGGGCTTTGGCGGCAAGACCGACTTGTTCACCCGCCCCGATGAGTCTGCGCCGCTGGGCATCATGCTCGACGCCAAAACCAAGGAGTTCGACGAGGACGACAAGATCGACGTCTATGACGAGCACCTCATGCAACTGGCTGCATACCGACAAGGTGTTGGAATGCTCCACGCTCGATGCGCAAACGTCTTCGTCTCTGTGAGCAATCCCGGCTTGATCAAAGTCGTGGAGCACAGCGAGGAAGACCTTCAACGTGGGTGGCTGATGTTCCAGTCACTCTTTAATTTTTGGATCGTTAAAAACAAATTTGGAGCTTAATCATGGCATCACGCATCTACGTTGTCGGCGGACCGCAAGGCATCCGCTTGGTCAACGCAACAACCCGCTCACAAGCCATTGCGCATGTGGCCAACACCACCATCAAGGCTCACGTGGCCAGCCAACAAGACTTGGTTGACCTCTTGACCAAAGGTTTGAGCGTGGAGCAATACAAACCCGCAAACATGGAACTTGACTTAGGAGAGGCAGCATGAAACGCATCGTATTGGACGTATCAAAAGGTGAGCTGGATTACATCCGTGAAGCCGTGGAGCAGAAACACAAATCTTTGATGACCTACTTTGACGCCTGCGAAGTAGAAGCCAATAAGCCTATTGAAGTTCAGGCTTGGAAAGATTACTTTGGCGCAAAACGTGATGATGGAATCGCCCTCACAAGCATCAGCCATCCAGTTGCCAAGAAAACGACAAGGAAAACAATTAGCCTGAATGCTTTGCAAGTTGAAGCGATCAAGTCACTTGGCAAGAAGCCGCACTGGACTCAAACCGCCAAAGGCAAAAAAATCTTGGCAGCACGCAAGAAAGCAAAAAAATGATCCTCAACAAAACCGAAGTCAACAAACTGTTCCATGCGGTCAACCTTGAAGAGAACTACAACTTTCTTGAAGATGACTTGGTGAAGCTGGCCAACGTCTTTGCTGATGCTGGTGCTCGTCATGAGCTGAAGGCATGTGTGAAGGTTGCTACAGACCTCAACCGTGTGGTCGGTGAGAAGCTGGCACAAGTTCGGAGCAAGTGATGGACTTCATCATTATTTTGATTTTTATTTTGGTCATCACTGAATTGGTCTAAACCAAAAAGTCCCCTCTCACCACGCGATGAGAGGGGCAAATAAGGCAACTGCTTGCCTTCACGTCAGGGAGACAACCGACGTGATCAGGGACCAACAGACATCATTCTTTCAAGAGATTTTTGATCTTCATTGGTCATTTGTTTATGGATTAACTCAGGATGGTCACGCAAATAATTGATTCCCATTGAGCCAGCCGCCACGGGAATTGCAATTTCAGGTGCCAACAAAGCGCCAGCCAAAGCGCCAGCACCACTGATGCCAGCTCCAGTAGTGTCGCCTTCATAAAGGCGTTTTAAAATGTCTCCAGCAGCGCCAGCCACTCCAGCAGCTTTTCCAATTGTCGTAAGTGTTGGAAGAACTCCTTTTGCCCATTGGCCAACTTTTGTCACGTTAGGGGCATATCTTTCCAAAGCGCCAACTATTTTTTGAGTATTGTTTGCAGTTTGTGGTGCTTGAGTTGGAAGTCGATCAACTGCTCCAATAGGCAATTCCATAGGTTTTCCACCAATCAAACGAACTTCAGTTGGCCCAGTCTTTGCATACAACTGATTCATTGAATCCCCAGTTATGCCATGCTCTGCCAAATTTTCAATTTGACCAGCGGGAGCAGAAGCAAAACTTTTATTCAACGTCTGATTGGTCAACATATTCTCCCCAGCCGTTGTGCCAGCAGCGGAGGCATTTCCAGTTTGGGTGTGCAAAACTGGAGTTGATCCTTGAGGGTTATATGTTGGTCTAGGAGCAGGCGTAAATCCGTTATAGCGAGGATTGCTTTGCAAGAATGTGGGATTCAATGGATTGAAACTCGCACCAGACTTCCACGCGCCATGAGCCGCACCAAGCAAAGCAGCAGCAACGCGAGGATCAGACGCATACATTGCTGAAGCATTTAAGTCTGATGCCCCAAGACTGTCTGCCGCCTTCTTTACAACATTAGCGGTAGTTGCTTTTTTCTTTTCTGTTTTTTCTGGATTAGCAGATTGTGACGATTCAGCATCACGAGCCATGCGTTGAATTTCTAATGCATCTTCATAAGAACTCATTTTGATTCTCCACTTTTAAAATAATGAGTCACTTGCACGTTCAAGACGATTAGAGTATCTGTCTCGAATCGAGTTATGCTCATCAGAATTCCAAAAATTTGAAACATTGGGGTCCATATTATTTTTCTGACGCCATTTATGGTAAGCAGAGTGAGTTTCTTTACCATATTGAATTTGAGCCAAACGCTTATTGATGTAAGAATTGATATTCTGTTGAGGATCAAATGCTTCTGGTGTGACGCTGCTCATTGCAGCATTGAATTCTTTTTCATTTCGCAAAAGACCCAAGTTAGACTGCAAAAGTCTATCTTCAGCCATTAATCGCATAAATTCAATGAATCGTTCTTGACCTTTTTGATTCAAATTTAATGACGTCATAAATTGAGCAACAGGTGCTTTAATCACAATGTCGCCCCAAGGTGTATGAGCACCTACGCCTTGTAAGATTGAATTCAATGCGGCAGACCCTAAGCCGGGTTCTCTTAATTTTTCAAATGCTTTACCAAGTTGAAGATTGGGGTCAACCTTCATTTTGGGTTTTCCATTCTCATCAAGAATTGTATTTCCTTTTTGATCTTTTTCATAAACAACGCCGTTGTATAGCTTGTTCATGGTGTTCAAATTTGTTTCTTGATTTGTATAGCCGTGAACTCGATTTGTTGCTTGGGCAACAATGTCATTCATTGTGGCGTTGTAAGGCTCTTCTCGCGCCTTTGCTGACTCAGATGTAAATGTCTGAACTTGTGTTGGAGTCATGTTTACACCACCAACCGTAACTTGGGATGTAGGTATAGTCGTGGTTTGTGTCATTTCCCAATGATTTGGATCGTTTTTTGGATCGGTTTGTTTAAATCCAGAAGCCTTCAACATTCCTCTTTGTTCGTCGGTCAATTTGCTTGAGTCAACATCAATTGCGTTGCCAGATGTGTGTTTGCTCACATCTGCAACTGGCAAACCTTTTGCCGTGACCCATTTTCCATTTGCATCTTTGTGATCTTTTAATGCGTCTTGCTCTTCTTGAGTTCTCACACCACTAATGATTGGAATTCCAAATTCGGCAAGATGGGATTGAATTTGATTGACACGAGCGCCGTTTGGCAAAGTTTTGGACACTGATGTTAAATCAACATTTTGTTGATTTCCTTCATTGTCTGTATTTGTATCAACTTCTTTGTTTTGAGGAACAATGCCAGCTCGCACATACAAATTCGGATCAACTGTCTTGCCATTTTTTATGGCAGCATCAATTGCTTGCAATGCTTGATCTCTGTCTTTTTGTTGCAATGCAATTTGAGTGTCAAGTGATTTCACACCACTTGCATTGGGAGCGCGACCACGCCAGTCAGCGGCTTTTTTGTCTGGTGGCAATTGGAGAGCATTTTTAGGATCAGCATACCAAGCTCTGATCTCATCATTTACATCTTTTTCACGATTCAATATCGCTGTATTTGCCGCCAACTCAGAGCGCATTTTGAACAACGGAATTGCTAAGGCTTTTTGCTGCTCAATCTGATCTCCATATGCTTCAGCAGCAGACCCAAGAGACGCAGCAAAACCTCCCAGTTGGGGCTTGGCAAATCCAGCAGCAATTTTAAACCAATTCGGTTTGTTGTAACGATCTTCCAGCTCATTCAACTTTTGCTGGATTCCTTCATTAATGTTTGCTAATGGATTATCTTCACCATAGGCAAGCGTTCTTACTTTTTCTGGGTCAATTGCAGTTCCAGAAAGCGCATTTGGATCAAATTTCATAACTTATCCCCTTAACTGTTTTGATCGCCAAAGATTGAAGTTCCAATGTTGCCAAAATCTACTGTTGGCAAATTGTAGTTTCCAAGGGCATTTGAATTAGTTGTTATTCCAAGTCCACTGTTCGGAGACGATATGTTGTAATTAGAATCCATAATTCCCTGAACACCTGATGTTGAATCTGTTCCGGTTGTCAGATTTGTTCCGGCTCCAGTATTTTGAGTTGCAGTTACACCAGTTCCAGTGCTGCTAGTTGAAGGAGTTCCATTGAACAATTGACTCAAACTTGTAACGCCTTGATTGACCAAGTTTGAAACTCCACCACCCAATTGAGTCAAACCAGCACCAGAGGCACCCAAAGCAGCCAACGTAGACAATGGAGAGGCTGTGAGCGTGGTGTTGGTCGTAGTTGGCACTTGAATGCCAGACATTGCTTGATCTGCTGCTTGAGCAACTGTGAGCGGGAATAACTGAGCATTTTGAGCAATCTGTTGCTCTTGACCACCCAATGTTGACAAAGCGTTGATACCAGCCAACCCAAGGTTTTGATTTTGAGCAGCCAAGTTTCCTTGAGCTTGTCCCGCCGCTGTGAGATTTTGCTGACCTGTGCCAGCAGCAGACGCAGCAGTCGATCCTGCTTGGTTGGCAATCTGATTTTGCGCCACAGCTTCTTGCAAGGCGTTTTGGTAACCCGTGTTGAGCATGTTGGCAATTTGCGCATTGGTCTGTTGGTTGGCCAAGTTTTCAGTTTGGCCAAGCACTTGAGCGTTGCGGGTTGAACCAAATTGACCTGAACCAATTGCCGCGGCGTTTGCGCCGGGCGCTAAGTTCATGTTGATGTTGTTTTGGTTGATGTCCGACAACAACTGGGCTTCAGGCTTCAGATATTGGCTGACATATCCAGCCGCCTCTTGCGCAGGATTGGCAGTTGCTTGACTCAGGTATGGTGAGGCCGCTGCCAAAGGAGATGTGGCGGTTGTAGCGGCGTTCAACGTGTTTCCAGCGGCTGACAGCGTGGGTTGATATTGCGTTGCAGCACTATTTACGTCAGAAAAGGCTTGTTGTTGCAAAGGCGTTGCACCAATGAACTTAGCGG